AGAGAGCTTGCTGAGTACTGCGGAAAGCAATTCATCGATATTTGGGAGAGATTCCTTTTTGCTTGAACTGAGACGATATGGCAGGATGGATAAAAATAAGCAGGGAGATTGCAAATCATTGGCTATGGCAGGATGCCGAAAGGCTGAAATGGTGGCTTGATTTGCTCTTTCTCGCCGCTTGGGATGATAAGCAAGTCCTGCACGACTCTCATCTATTCGTATTGCGTAAAGGTCAGATAATCGCCTCAATATCTTTTCTCTCTGAGAGATGGGGCAAGAGTAATCCCACTATCATCAAGTATCTCAAACTTTTAGAGGATGAAGGTATGATTTATAGGCAAGTTCTTTATAGGCAAACTCCTATCATAACTATCTGTAATTATGAGAAATACCAAACACAGGAGGCGGCTCAGGTTGACACCCTGCTTGATAGGCAAGTTGATAGCATAGTTGATACCCAAGTTGACGGAAATAAAGAATATAAGAATATAAATAATATATCTACAATATCATCTAAGGGCGAGTCGAAAAATTTGAAATTCATCGAAGAATTGAAGAATGCTCAGATATGGCTCGAACAGATGGCGATGAGATTCCATATCCCGATTGATGAGATAGTGAGGCGATTGGATGACTTTGCTCTCGATTGCGATTGCAGGGGAACGGAGCATCAGGACTTCAATGATACCCGAAGGCATTTTAATGATTGGCTGAGAATTCAACTCGAAGCCGAAAAACGAAAGAACAATGTTTCAGATAGACAAAAATCAGAAAATAAACGTAGAGGCTCTGATGTCACGGCTACTTCAGCGGAGGATTACGAGGGGGCGTTTTGAACTGCCCTATACCGATGAGCAGATGAGAGATATGCTAACGGCTTGCGTGATGACTGAGGTCGCATATCGGCATCAAGAGTACAGAGCGAGTCCTGAGATGGATTCTTACATCGAAAAGGCTGCTCAATGGCTCAAAGATGGCAAGACATTCGGATTGCTTCTTTGCGGAGTGCCAGGCAACGGCAAGACCACACTAATGAGAGCGATTCAGACTTGCATCAATATGCTCGACCTGAAAGATGACTTCAATCGAGATATGGGATTGGCGATAATCGATGCGAGAGAGATTGCGAGACTAAACAAGGATTCGTATGAGCAATTCAAGGCATATCGAAACAGGCAGATGCTCGGCATCGATGATTTAGGGTTAGAGCCGACAGAGGTTCTCGACTATGGCAATATCCTCAGTCCTGTAATCGATTTGCTCTCCTATCGCTACAATGAGCAGCTCTTTACGGTCATCACTACCAATCTCCGACCTCAGGAGATTCGAGAGAAGTATAAAGACCGAATCGCTGACCGCTTTAATGAGATGATGACGAAGATAATCTTCAAGAATCCCTCATACAGGGGTCAGAACGCACAGAAATAGGCTTTCCTGCGATTCTAAGCGCAAAGATGAATACTTTATCACCTGAACACAAGAAATCGCAGGAGAGCGCAGGAAAACGAGAAAATCAATAATTCTAAATTCAACGCAACAATGAAGAATCAAACATTAGAAATCGGCAGCTATCTCATCCCTGAGGGGTGCAAGGCGACCGTTATGGGTGGAGAGGTGATAATCTCCATCAAGAAAGATAATCGTATCAAAGAGGGCGATTGGAGATGCAAAGACTGCATCCATCGCAAGGAGGGAAAGACCTCTATCAACGCATGGTCTATGAGTTGGGTCTGCGAGCTGAAACCGAAGACCGTCCGCAATCCTCGATTTGCTAATCAAAAACTATTCTACTGCGCCAATCGGAATGATAAGGCGTGTGAGAATTTCGAGAGAAAGGAGGGTTGAGTATGAAGCGAGTAATCAAATTCAGAGGAAAGACCCTCTATGACTTCATAGAGAAAGTCAGTGGCGAATACGAGATACCTCAAGGAACTTTCGTATATGGCTCTTTGGTTTTCGATTGCAATAAAAATCCTCTCATCGATATTCAAGGATATAATAACGGCATCGGATTCAAATCTCAGTATCTTGTAGATGCTAATACGGTCGGTCAGTTTACAGGATTGCATGACAAGAATGGTAAGGAAATCTACGAGGGAGACCTTGTGAGATATGGGGAGCGTAATTATGTAGTATCTTACGAAGATAGCCACAAAGGAGCATTCTCGCTCATTCGTAATAATACTTTTGTTGGATGCTTTGGCGCACCATATCCGTTTGAGCCTTTCTATGTAGAGGTTGTGGGTAATATCCATGATTATCGTAAATATCCGAAAGGAGGTAAGTATGGAGACTAAGAAATGCGAAATATGCGGTCGTGAGCTGCCTATCTCTGATTTCTCAAAATCATATCGGAATCGATGCAGGGAGTGTGTCGCTGCTCATACAAGAGAGGTACGGCATAAAGAGAAAATATCTATCAATGCCGATTCGACTGAATCAATAGATTGGGAAGCTCGGAGATATGACCTTACGAAATCTGCAATGGTTGCAATGATAGATAAAAGGGGATGCAATAGAGCTGCTATAATAGCAATGGAGGCGGTTGAAATTGCAGATGAAGTAATCAAGGAATTGCAGAAAGGAGGCAAAGCATGAAGAAGTGGGAAAAATTGGCTTATTTGAAAGATAACTATTTCGGACTCTTTCTGACAACTCGCCAACAGGCTTTCAATGACCTATCAGACCAACAGACAATGTTCTGCTGCTGCGGTAGGCTCGCAACAGGCTTGCACGAGAGGAATTGCACTAAGTTCAATAATAAAGTAGATGCAGAAACTATCAATCGTCTCAGTCATCTACTGCCAAAGAAAGGAGGCGCAAAATGAAAACATATGTATTGACACTATCAAAGGTTTTTCCTGCCTATCATCGCAGAAAAGGTGAACCGACCAATTTCAGAGCTGCATTCAATGCAGGTCAGCCATTCAAGAAAGATGCAGATACATTCTGCGAGTTTCCGAAGCTGCATACCATTCGTGCAAACTATGAGCTATGGGCAAAGCGTTTCGAGCAAATCGAGAGAGGCGAAGCACAACTCTCCATCCGTCAATGGTCAGGGAAGCCATATCATAGTAAGCAGGAAATCATCTGCAATCTCACGAAAGCTGACGGTATCGGAATTCAGAAAATGATTGTTGCAGGATGCGCAACTATTCATCCGAAATTCGTAGGCGGTTGTTCCGTAGATTGCAAGACTCTCGCTCATAATGATGGATTGTCTGAGGTTGATTGGAGGAATTGGTTTGAGAGATACGACCTGACAGAACCGCTTGCAGTCATTCACTTCACTAAATTCAGATACCGATATGAGCAGTCAAACAAATGAGCAATGCGCCAACTGCCCGAAATCATATCTCGGAGTGAATGGTCGCTTTTGCAGCGAAAGAAAACATTATGTCGAATATGCGGTCACACCGCCTTGTAAAACAGATAAGCAATGAAAATCAAGAATGAGAAAGAGATATTTGACCTCTATGTCGAAAAAGATAATTTTTATAGAGATACCCTGAAAGAGCCATTCGTCCAAGAGAGTGATGGTCGTGTTTGGGCATCTGAGGGTCATATCGTGATAATGGTGAATCAGAAATGTGTATCAGGCGAATACAATACTCAGGAAATAGGCAGCAAAATCCCTGTCAGAGATTATAACTGCGATTTCACTCTGTCTATCTCAGATTTGCAGGATGCTCTCGATAGATGTCCGCAAGAAGATGAGGTCACCATCACCTACAAAGAAATAAAATGTCCTGAATGCGATGGCACAGGAGAGGTCGCAGCGGAATATGACGCAGATTACGATGATAAAGTTTATGAGATTGTCGGTAGCTGCCCTATCTGTGATGGTTCAGGCAATATCGATGAGGAGGTAAGAACACCGACAGGAAAGAAGATACCTCAGGAAGATTCTATCATCAAACTCGGCAAAGGATATTTCAAATGGCATCATTTCAGAACCATCATCAAGACCTGCAAAATGCTCGATATAGAACAAATCCGACTCGTGAGAACCCATGAGACAGAAATGAGCATATTGGAACTCTCAAAGGATATTCATATCGGATTCATGCCTATGTATGTCGATGATGAAGATGGGGTAAAAATCAAGAAAAGAGCAATCAGCGTGAAAGGAATCAAAGAATGAAACTCTATATTGCAACACCAATCAACGCCCGACCTGAGCAAGGCTTCAGGAATAAGTATAAGGCGGCTCAGAAGCGAGTGAGAGAGTTGAAAGAGATTATCAAGACCGACTATCGTTTCTATGGATATTCCTTTGTTTCCTCTTTCGATGTGAATAAGTCGCAGAATATCTCAGAGGCTATCGCTATGGGTAACTGCATTCAGGCGGTCATCGAATGCGATGCTATCTATCTCGACCATGCTTGGCAGTCATCGAAAGGCTGCAACCTCGAATATCGAGCTGCCAAGATATATGACAAAGAGATTTACGAACATGATAAACTATAATTTCAACGCAACATGACAGAGCAAGAAAAGAAAGAATACAATGAGTTTCTCGAACAGAAGAAAACTCAGAGAATCGAAAGTGGATTTGCCATTGAGGATGCAGACCTCAATCCTGCACTCTTCGATTTTCAGAAGTATTGTGTGAAACGAGCATTGGCGGTCGGCAAATTTGCCCTCTTTGAGGATTGCGGTCTCGGAAAGACAATTCAGCAGCTCGAATGGGCGCAAAAGGTTTTCGAGCATACCGACCAGCCTGTTCTCATCCTTGCGCCTCTCGCCGTCATATCTCAGACCATCAAAGAGGGAGAGAAATTCGGCTACAAGGTGATGGATTACGATGAGATGCTGCCTAATAATCTCGATGAGTGCGGAATCTTCATCACGAACTATGACAATCTGCCGAATGTCGAGGTATCGTCATTCGGAGGCATCGTTCTCGATGAAAGCTCTATCCTGAAAAACTTTCAGGGCAAGACCCGAACATATATCATCGAACAATTCAAGCGTACTCCCTATAAGCTCGCTTGCACGGCTACACCATCACCGAATGATACGACCGAAATCTGCAATCATGCTGAGTTCCTCAATGTGATGAGCCGCTCTGAGATGCTCGCAATGTATTTCGTGCATGATGGAGGCTCAACCTCAGATTGGAGGCTCAAAGGTCATGCAAAGCAGAGCTTTTGGGATTTCGTATCAACGTGGGCGGTGATGCTCAACAAACCGAGTGATATAGGCTTCGATGATAAAGGCTACGACCTGCCACCTCTAAATGTCATTCAGGATATTGTCGAGACTCCAAAGCGAGACAACGGAATGCTATTCAATACATCTGCCGTATCAGCAACCGAGTTTCATAAAGAGCTGCGCTTGACCTACAAAATCCGTCTTGACAGAGTGGCTGAGATGGTGAAAGCTCGACCCGATGAGAACTTCATCATTTGGATAGGTCACGATGACGAGGGAAAATATCTCCGTTCCCTGCTGCCTGAGGCAATCGAGGTGAAAGGCTCTGATTCGAGAGAATACAAGAAAGAAAAGCTGCTCGGCTTCGGCAATGGCGATTTCCGTATTCTCATCACCAAGCTCAAAATCGCTCAGTTCGGTCTCAACTATCAGAACTGCCATAATCAGATATACGCATCGCTCGATTTCTCCTTTGAGGCAACCTATCAGGGAATCCGCCGTTCCTATCGTTTCGGACAGAAAGAGACGGTCAATATCTATCTCATCACGACCGATACGATGCAGAATGTGAAAGACAGCTTCGATGCTAAGCAGAAAGCGTTTAATGAGATGCAGTCGGCTATGACTGAGGCAATGAATCGTAATATCAAGAATAAAATAATACTCAAAAAGATGGAAGTAAGTAATCAGTACAAATCAGAACGCTGCGATATTCGCCTTGGCGATTGTGTGCAGCTCATTCAGTCAATCCCTGACGAGAGCATCGGTTTCTCGATATTCTCGCCACCATTCGCAGAGCTTTATACCTACTCTGATAAGCTCGAAGATATGGGCAATTCAAAGGATTATCAGGAGTTTTTCAAGGCATTCAAATTCCTCGTGAAAGAGCTTTATCGTGTCATGTGGAGTGGGCGAAATATCGCCGTACATTGCATGGATTTGCCTATTCAGAAAGGCAAGGAGGGATATATCGGTCTCAGGGATTTCTCAGGCATGATACTCCAGGCTTTCACAGAGGTAGGTTTCATCTATCATTCGAGAGTCACCATTTGGAAGAATCCCGTCACGGAGATGCAGCGCACAAAGGCTCTCGGTCTGTTGCATAAGCAGGTCGGCAAGGATGCAGCCATGAGTCGTGTCGGCATTCCTGATTACTTGATGGTTTTCCGTAAAGAGGGCGAGCATGAGCATCCTGTTCACTGCAATATCTCTGTCGATACTTGGCAGAAGTACGCATCGCCTGTTTGGATGGATATTGACTACTCGAACACTCTCAATGCCGCCAAAGGTCGTGATGAAGCAGACGAGAAACATATCTGTCCTTTGCAGCTCGACACTATCGAGAGAGCCATCACCCTATGGAGCAACGAGGGCGATACCGTCCTGACTCCTTTCCTCGGCATCGGCTCAGAGGTCTATGAGGCAGTCAAGCTCAATCGTTTCGGCATCGGCTTTGAGCTGAAAGAGAGCTACTTTAAGGAGGCTATCAAGAACATCAAGGGTATGGAGCAACTGAAATCGCAGAAATCATTATTCGACTAATATGGCATTCACAATCACGAAATTTGAAGAGTGGTGTCCGAATTGCGAGAGCGAGAATGAGTTTCGGAGTAATGGGCATAAGGTCTATATCTGTCAGCATTGCGGATATGCCCTCGCTCCCTGCTCGCTCTGCGAAATGGATAAGGCTCGATGCTCTGAGTGCGAGATAAGCAAGAGAGCAGAAGAAATAAACAAGAAACATAACTTCTAATATCAATCAAAATGGAAGAAAAGAATCAGAATCAAGAACAGGGTCTCACTACTGAGGAAGTGAAGGCTCAGATTGCAGAGGTCATCGCCAATGCAAAAGAGAATCGTGAGAAAGTCCGCAAAGAAAGCAAGAGCGGCGAGTTGAAACGCAATCCTTTCGTCAATCTCGATGAGAAAGGCATCCTCAATCCTGATGCTATCGTCAAGGAGTGGGATTTGATTCAGGCGAAGAAATCATCCCTCAGCTCGGGCGAGAGGAATACGGTGCAGCAGATTGTCCTGATTGCATTCCGTAATGCTGCCATCAAGAAAGCCAAGGATAATGCGGCAAAGAATATCGCAGAGAAAGAGGCTCAGGAAAAGCCGAAAGCGAAGCGCACCCGAAAGAAAAAGTCTGAGAAATCAGATAGTGAGAAATAAACCGAGTTTTTAATCATTCAAACACTTCAAATTATGAAATCAAGAACAGCGCAATGGTTCATCTGCAAAGTCCGCTACGAGAAGATGCAGGAGGATGGTATGCAGAAGAAAGTCACAGAGAGTTATGTCATCGATGCCGTGAGCTTCACAGAGGCAGAGGAACGCATCACAGAGGAAATGTCCGCATACATCAGCGGAGAGTTCGAGGTGAAGGATATTTCCCTCGCTCCGTTCGGTGAGATATTCTTCGATGAGAATCCGAGTGCCGACCGCTACTACAAGGCGAAGCTCGCATTCATCACCATCGATGAGAAGTCAGGCAATGAGAAACGGCAGAACGTGACCTATCTCGTCCATGCTGAGAACTTCAATGCAGCCGTAAAAAATGTCGATGAGGTGATGGGAGGCACGATGATTGATTATGAGATTATCTCCATCGCTGAGACACAGATAATGGACGTATTCGAGTATCATCCGAAAGAGACTGAGAAAGCAGATGAAGCCTAAGGAGTTTTTCGACAAGGTATCTGAATTGAGAGAGGCACAAAAGGAGTATTTCAAGACTCGGAATAGTGCCGCTCTCAATCGGAGCAAGGCTCTCGAAAGAGAGATTGATGCTGAAATCGCAAGAGTGAACGCTATCCTGAGCAAGCGACCGCAGCCTGTTCAGGGAAATCTATTCGGGGAGGGTCAGCCATGAGACAATCGGATTTGATAAGAAGGGCAATCAGACTGATAGAGAAATACTCGTCATTGGAATGGTATGAGAGGATAAGGCATCGCTCAGAACCGCCACCACCCTACTATGAGAGGCTGCATCCTCGGAGAGATTATCAGAAACGCTCGTTTTGGCTTCGTATTCGCTCTAATCCGTTCAGACCTGAATACCACTAAGGGAATGACGAGAAAATGCGTCAGAGAGTCGTTTCTGTGCGAAATTCGGCTATGTAACAATATCGTTTATCCGTAGAATATATAATATAACATAATATGGCATCAGTAAATATGGCTATTGTGGTTGGTTTCGTTGGGGATGACCCAAGAATCAATCAGACACAATCAGGAAGAAAGGTGGCGAGCTTTTCCCTCGCTACGACCGAAAAGGGATATACCACTCAGAGCGGTCAGCAGATACCCGATAGGACGGAATGGCATAATATCGTCTGTTGGGGAAAGACTGCTGAGGTCGTTGAGCGATATGTCCGCAAAGGCAGCTCACTCTATATTCAGGGAAAGATACGCACTCGCTCCTATGAGAAAGACGGTCAGACCCGATATGTGACGGAGATTGAATGCGAGTCGATGCAGATGCTCGACCGTAGGGCAGAATCTCAGCAGAGCCAATCTCAGGGAATATCTCAATATCCTGTGCAGGGAGGCACTTCATTTCCTCAGGCTCAGGAGCAGAAGAAAGACGATGACGATTTGCCATTCTAAGCTATGAGACATATCGAGAGTATCATTCAGCAGAACTGCGTGAAGTGGTTTCGACTGCAATATCCGAAGCTCGCTCTGCTCTTGTTCGCCGTTCCCAATGGTGGTGCAAGGCGCAGGATTGAGGGAGCGATAATGAAAGCGGAGGGAGTGACGAAAGGAGTCTCAGACCTATTGCTTCTATTCCCTGCAAAGCATTATCATGGTCTCTGTATCGAGATGAAGACGGAAAAGGGCAAGCAGCAACCATCTCAGAAGATTTGGCAGCGAGCGGTCGAAGATGCAGGGTATAAATACGTCATTTGTCGCTCTTTTGAGGACTTTATGGAGCAGATTAACGCCTATTTGCGTTAAAAATATATATTTTTCGCCTAAAAGGATGCCTAATAAGCATCCTTTTTTGTATCTTTGTGCCGATATATCATTTTATTAGACAATTGTCATCATGGGAAAAGACACTCAGAACAAGAGTATCGATACGCAGTTTGTATCGATGGAGCTGGCTCAATTAGAACCGAATGACGGTCAGCTTGAAGGTCTGCCATCCAATCCGAGGCAGATAACAGATTCAAAGATGGATTTGCTGAAACAGAACATTCAGCAATATCCTGAAATGCTCACTCTCAGGGGATTGCTCGTCTATCCTCTCGAAAACGGCAAGTATATCATCATCGGCGGTAATATGCGCTATCATGCAATGAGCGAACTTGGTTTCAAGACCGCTCCCTGCATCATCATCCCCAAAGAGACCTCTATCGAGCAGCTGAAAGCCTATTCGGTCATCGATAACAACGGATTCGGTAAGTGGGATTGGGATATGCTCGCCAATGAATGGGATGCAGCTCAGCTCACATCATGGGGCGTTGATTTGCCTATCATGGAGAGTGAAATCAATACGGATGAGTT